CCTGCCGTGCGTTGCCCTCCTGCATGATGGCAAGGCTGATGGCGTTGTCGCCGTTAGACACGCTGCGTTCCAGACCGTTCACGAGCTGTGCGTTCTGGTAGCCAAGCTGACAGATGGCGCTGTTCACACCAGCAAAGCCGTTTGCGATGTTGGTGTTGACGCCGTTCATCTGTGCCAGCTGATCATAGCCAAGAGAGCAGATACCGCTCTGGATGCCCGCCAGAGAGCGGGAGGTATCCTGCTGGTAGAAGCCCTCAGACAGAGCCGCGCGGGTGTCTGCACCGCCCTGACCAGTTGCGCCAGTGCCGACCAGATAGGGGATGTAGCTGTTCATGCCGTTGTCACCGCCGTTCCGGCCATAGCCGTTTGTGCCCCAGCCGAAGATGATGGCGAGGATGATAACCGCCCACAGACCTTCGTTGCCGAAGAATCCACCGTTGTTATTGCCACCATCCTGCCCAGCCAGATAGCCAGTTGCAAAATCGTCCATAACAAAACTCCTTTCAGTTTTGCGTTATGCTATCCCACCGCCGTATGCGATGGGCGAAGCCAAACAAAAGCGGTTTTTGTCAAGTCCGCAAAACTGAGAAGCGTTTCGCTTAGAGGGATGCGTTATCGGGGCAGCGTCAGATTCAGGGCGCTTGCCAACTGGTTTAAATCGATGCCACGCTCTTTGGCTAAGTTCTGCGCCATCATTCGGAGCTGTGCTTCGTTCTTGCCCTGAATCAGGTTCAGCCCCTGCATAATGGGTGCGCTCTGCCCACCCAACTGCTGGATAAGCCCCATCGGGTTTTGTCCAGCGCGAGCCAGATTTGCAAGTTGCATGATGGGGCTGTGAGTAATCATATCAAACGGAGAGGGCATTGCTTATTCTCCTTTCTTTGCGGCGGCAGAGGGTTTAGAAAAGCTCTTCTGCCACTTTTCCAGCTCATCCAGCCGATGGACAAGGGCGTTGTACTGCTCAATAGGCACATACTGCTGTGTCGGTGCAGCGGTCTGCTGTGCCTGTTGTACTTGCATCTGCCGCCATGTTTCCGGGCTGTAAAACTCTAACACGTCAGATTCACAAGTGTTTGGGTTCAGACGTTTGCAGTAGATGACCCCGCTACGCAAATCCGGGCAATACGTCCATCTTCCGTACAGATCAGATGGAATCGCCAGGAACTCCTCTCTGCTGGAAACAGGTCTGCCGAGTAGACAACCGCCGTCCTGTGCCGACTGCTGAACAGGCTGTTGTCCATTCATCGGCTGCGGGCGCTGCGGTTGTGTCTGTTCATCTGCGTGTTCGGTAGAGGAGTGACAAGCCCTACCGTGCCCATGCCGCCGTAAGGATTGACAGGCTGCTGCGGAACGTAGGGCGCTTCGGGTGTCGGATAAAAGTTCATAAAGCATCCCTCCTTGTGCTCCCAGTGTACCGCATCAGCAAAAAGCGGAGGACAACGAAGGTACAACGAAGGACAAAAAAGAAAAGCGCCCACACGGAAAAATCCGCATGAGCGCTTAACTGTTAAGGGCACACACATTGGAGTGCAATGCTAAGATATCACATCATTCAATATATGGCAATGTTTTCGACAAAATTGGTGCGAATAAAACAAAATCCACCAGCCTAAAGCTGATGGATTATAAGTGAGCGAGTAATCGCCATGCCACCGAAGTGGCAAAATTGCGTCTCCCGCATGGTACGCACTGCAAGTAGGCGGGCGGGAGACTGGTCGGCGCCTATCTGGCAACCGCTTTTTTCATTCCCAGATAAAGCACTGGGCTAGCTGGCAAATATCCACCCTAATGCGCTTCTTCGAGAGGCCGGGTGGATTTGTTGAGATTATTATACCACAATTCGTGCAAAAAGAAAAGTGGCAGACCCGAAAGCCTGCCGCTTCAACGCGTTTCGTGAAAAATCGCGCTCAATTGAGATTATGATATCACACATCCAGCATTTTTTCAATGCCTTTCAGCCGATAGCCTATCGCCGTCCGGCTGTAATGTGTCTGTGCTGCAATGTCCGGCAGCGGAAGCCGCTCAACATACCGCAGTAAGGCTATCTTACGGTCTACCCTCCCAAGCGGTGCGTTTTTGATAGCTGCAGTCATCTGCTGTCGGTCAAGTCCTTGCAGCGCAGCGGGCAGCACTACACGAGCCGCCGCCACAGGCAGCACCGAGCCAAAAAGGCTGCGGCAGCTGTCCCGCGTTGCGCACCATATTGCCAAGCACGGCAAACTGGTGACAAAACGTCACCAGTTTGTTGACATTGCCGAGATGGTATGTTTTCGTGAGGCCACGAAAACGTGCGCAGACCATTTTCGTGATGCCACGAAATTGCTCTTGTACGGCGTACATTTTGTTGGCGTCAACAAAATGCTCGTATGTGCTTGCCATGATATCCTCCTTACTGCGTGATTTCCTCAGCGTTCGCCTTGTCCTCCGCATCCAGTGCATCGTAGTACGCCTGCGCCAGTTGCTCCACATCTGCGATGTCGTCCTCGGTCAGTAAGCCATTGTCCAGATGTGTGTAGGCTTTATCAAGCCAAAATGCAACATCGCGCCCTGCGGCGATCTCTCGCTTGATGGAGCGTAACGTCAGGTCGTGCCTGGCTTTGGATTTAATTACCATAAGTACCTCCTTATGTGGTAGTCATGGACGCTACTGCGTCCTCAAGGTCAGTAATGCGTTTGATGGGGTCAGCCCTGCCGGTCACCGTCACGCTGTCTGCGTCGGTTATGACCGTGTTCACGCCGGGGAGGGCGGGGATAGGCTGTGCGCCTGTCACAGTGAAAGGCACAGGTTCTGCGAGCTTGTAGCAGACTTGCACAGGGGTTCCGGCGGCGTACTGGGCGGCAAGGTAGGCTTCCCAATCAGCAGTGTCTTTATCCGCATACACTTCGTCGTAAATTCTAAAATATTTATTATTACCAGCTTCAATACTTATTCCAGTTTTGGCTGTGTAAGTATCGTTAGCGGAGCGCGTAACATATTTGTTGCACACGATTTGTCCCTTCTGGTCTGGCGTAGTCGGCGTTTGAATATCTTTTACACGTAAGCAAAATCCGGATTTTCCGCTTATGTTTGTCACCTCCGGAGTCCACGTTTCCGTTCCATCCAGCGTCAACGACTTCCACATCCCCAGTCCCTCACCTGTCACTGCATCTACCGTGCCGCCGTAAATGGTGCGGGGCAGAGTGAGGGTGGCGGTTTGGCCGGTGTAAGGGGTGTAGGCAGTGGCGGTTGTGCCGAGTTCGAGCTGAACTGCAATCGTAAAATCAACGGTTGCCCCTGTAGGGATATTCATTGCAAAGCGCACAGAACCGGGGGAATCAGGACGGCTAAAAGCGCCAGTATCATACGGCTTTGAGCCAGTACAAGTCAGTCCCAGCGTCACAAAATCGCTGTACTGTATCATAACACCCTCCGGGATTTTACCAGCTCTTACAGTTATTGACATTGTTACGTTCGATTTCACAAATAGAGGTATTTTTTGTTCTACATCAAATATATCTGCTGTCCCTGTAGCTGTACCGTAAACGTGCACTAACTGAGATGCCACGTTGTAGTCCATCGTAACACCGTTTTTAGCAATTTGCGTGTCCTTCTCGTAGGGCTGAATCAGATTCTTCCCCGTCACCTTCACCACCACGCTGTCCCTGCCCTTAATTGGGCGGACATTGTCAGGTGATGGGTCACCGCTTCCTTCCTGAACAGGCTTCCAGCTGGCAGTCACGCCCAGCGGATAGCCTGCCACGGGGCAACACACAACAGGGTTGCCGGTCTCTTCCAGCGGCGGGCAGAGCATATCCACGATGTGCTTGCTGCTCCATGGGGCAGAGTCGGTCACAGTGGTGTCATCAATTTGTGTACCATCTTTGCCGTCTGCACCTGCCGGGCCAGCGTCGCCTTTAGGCCCCTGCGGCCCCTCTGGTCCTACTGGGCCTTGTTCACCTTGTGGACCACGCTCGCCCTGAATGCCTTGCGGCCCCTGCTCACCACGAGGGCCAGTTTCACCCTGCGGACCAGTGGCTCCGGTAGCGCCTGTGGGGCCTTGAGGACCCTGCTCACCCTGTGGGCCGACTGGGCCGATGGGGCCAGTGTCGCCCTTTTCACCTTTCTCGCCTTTGAAATCGCCGCTTGAAATGCCATCCCTCAGCTCTTGCAGACTGTCAGCGGCTTCCTGAGCGCTCTGGCTGGCACTGCCTGCACTGGTGGCAGCCTGCTGTGCTACCGTCTGTGCATCTGTCTTGGCCTGCTCTGCGGTGGCGGCATCGGTGTGGACAGCATCCACCAGCTGCTGCCATGCAGGCGTGCCCGGCTCCGGCTCTGTGCCGTCCTCTGTGCCGCTGTTGGCGCTGACACGATACCGCAGGTCTGCGCTGGTCACAGTCTTGGCGCCATCGCTGCCCTCAAAGGTCACGCACCCATTGCCGGGCTGTGCGGTCACGCTGGCGGGCACGGCCACATAGCCGTCCACCACCAGCGAGGATGCCGGTGCCCCGCCGCCCGGCAGGTGCCAGAAGCAGCGGATAGTCAGGCCTTCCCACTCGCCGGTTGCATCGACGTGCAGGCGGTACACGCCCCGGTTTTTAGTGTAGCCAAAGCGCACCAGCTGCTCATAGCCCGGCACTTTGACGACGCCATTGGATGCGAGAGATACGCTTTGCTCGATCATGCTTTACTCCTTGTTGATAGTAGGCTTCTTTTCTGCCAGTGCCTTCTTCATCATGCTGACGGCCTTTTCGATCACACTGTCCAGCACTTCATCGGTGATGAAAGGCTTCAGCCAGTCCGGCAGTGCGCCGCGCAGTGCGGCAAAGACCTGTGCCTTTTTCTTGGCTCCCTGGCCGCTGCCCATGATGCTGTTTTCTGCCAGGGTCACCAGTTCCAGTGCCCACTGCTTGACGTACTGCTTATAGCCCAGACGAATGGCACCTACGGCCAGAGAGATAAAGCCCAGGGCCATCAGAACCAGGGCGACGGGGGTGGGGATAAAGTTAAGCATTGCTTCCATGTTTCGTTACTCCTTCCATGAGGTAATTATCGATTTTTTCCTTGCTGGCTTGCATAGCGGGCACGTTGTTTCCGGTCAGCTGTGCTTCCAGCAGGGCACGAACGGCTTCAAGCGTCAGGCGGTTTACTTCGTCGATTTCCCCGAAGCGGGACAAATCGCGTCCAAGCGCCAAAGAATGTTGCGCATAGCCCGTTTCTAGCGTTTGCAAGCGCTTGTCCATCTCGTCAAGCCGCTTGTTCTGCGCATCGTCGGGCTCCTGCGCCTTTTTGATGTACTTGTGGATAATTTCCAGCACCTTGTCGATAGTGATGGTGGCAGCGCACAGGCTGCCCAGGACGCCAAGCACCCACAGGAGAGCTTCTTTTTCGGTCATTTGCCCTCCCGAAGACGGGTCAGCCCCTTCTTGCGGATGATACGGGGGTAGTTGAGGGTGGTGACGTTGAGGTCTACGTTGCCCGTGATGCCCGGCACGCTGCCCTTGCTGGTGTGCTGGTGAGCGTTGTAGTTAAACGTCACGTTGGGCGTCTTGCCGGTGTAGTCGGCAAGCCAGACGTCCCACCGAGAGGACAGCCGAGCCATGTCCAGCTCGTACTTGTAACCGGTGTAGGTGTACAGTTGGGCGTAAAAAACCATCCGCTCCACCTGTTCCAGCGCGTAAGCTGTAAGGTTGGACAGGTCAAGCGTGGACAGCTGCTTGAGCTTGTTTTCCTCCACGTCCACCGCGAGGGGCATGGTAAGCTCCTTGCCCCGCACGGCTTCTCGCACAAGGGCCAGCTCTGCATCGGCCATCGCCTCGCTGGTGGCGTAGGTGTAGTAGTAGACGCCCACTGCCAGACCTGCCGCCTTTGCATTACGGTAGTTTGCTTCAAAGGTCGGGTCGATGTACAGGCCGTCCGCTCGCTTGGAGAGTCTGCGGTTTGTGCTGACGGTCTTGAGCATGACGCCCTGATAGCCAGCGGCCTTGACCTTCTTCCAGCCCTCCGGTGTAATGCTGCCCTGATACCGGCTTACGTCGATGTAGCGATAGGGCGGTGCTCCCGTCCACTCGGTCACAAATGCCATCGTGTCCTCCTGTTCTGCCTGTTCTTCCGCCAAAGCGGCAAAGAACCGGCTCAAAAGTTAAAAAGTGCGGTCAAAAATGTGTTGTTTATTGCGATCAACCTCCCGGGCCCAAGAGTAGGCATTAAGCGTCATGGGTGGCCTCCTGCTGGGCCAGCGTCTCGGTCAGCAGGTCCGCGAGGGTGGGGTAGTGGTAGCCGGTGAGCCAGATCTCTACGGTGTAGCCGCCGGTCGACGTTTCTGTTGCAAAGTGCAGGGTCCCGTTTGTCTGGAAAGTCGTGTTGGATGCGAAAATTCCAGTGCCGTTTCCGTAGTTATGATTGGCGGTGCTGCCTTTTGCAATGTCTACTTCCTCGCCGTACCCGCCGGTAGGGCTGTTATATTTCGTCTTGACGTGCACGTAGTCCAGGCCGTCTGGCATTTTGATATCGTAGGTCTTCCACCTTTTTCCGGTTTCTTCGTAGTGGTTCCACACCAGCCGGGGCTCCGACTTTACCGCCACGGCGGCAGCAATCTTGTCGTTGAGGGTCTTGCCGCTCAGGGTGCCGTCCGCAGCGATGTCCAGATAGTCGCCCACCTTCACGCCGCCCAGCAAGGTAGCAGTGGCGGGGCGAAGGGGCATGTACTGCTCAAGCAGCTGCCTGATCTGGTTTTGCGTCAGGTAGTCTGACAGATCCACCTCTTTGCGGGTATCGACCCACGCGCCGGTGTCACCGTCCCACGTCCAAATGGTGTCCGTAGTACCAACGACTGCCCACCAGCCATTTTCGCCTATAGGAACAGCGGCTTTCAGAGCTTCCGGCGTGGCGTACCACCCCTGTGCACCGATGGTGATGGTGCGGACCTGCTCAAAGTATTCTTTTGTGCCCTGCAAATAAATAGCAGACTGAGATTCCGAACGCTTTGAATTGGTTTCGCTTGTCTTGGCAGCAGCAGCAGACAAAGCTGCATTTTCAGAGTCTGCTTTTACAATTGCAGAAACATCTTTTGCGGCATTTTTTGCAGCCTGTTCTGCTTTTGCACGTTCTTCCGCAGCGGAATTTGCCGCAGAAACGGCTTCCTCTTTTGCGTTGATGGCACCTGCAACTGTACTCAGCTCATTTAAAGTGGATGCGTTGATCGGTGTGCCGTCCTTTATGGGCTCGTCGTTTCGGACGAGCGTTACAACTTCAGACGACCCATCCTCATGGACTAACGTCCACCTGCCAGGATATTTTGATATGCGGTCTTCAAAAACCATATTGGTCCTCCCCAGCCATGTATTCGCCAGAAAAAGTAACGTAAGTTTTGGCGATTGATTCTATGTCTGACAAAATGCTTTCAAGTTGGTTCATTGTCTCAAATCCGAGCCTATCCATAGACGTAGGTGTCGGCGCAGTTTTGGCGTCCCCTGAGTTTTTAGAACGAATAGATTCGATATTCGACAGCCACCTAGTAGCATCTGACGTGGTAAGATACCCGTTTATGTTCCAGTCCGTCTTGACATCTACGTCCGCACCGAGAAGTGAAGCAAGCTCGGATATGCCGGTTTCTATTCTCGAAAAATCCCTGTAGTCAAGAGCCCCCTTCATACCGGAAAGCCACTCCGCTTTTTCCTCATCCGTCCAGGTCCCATTCACGGCTTTACCATAAATGAACTTTAGGCGGTCAACATCGTCTTGGCTTCTGTCTGTAATCCAAATCGCCATAGTCCCTCCTTAAAGCAAAATCTTTTTGCCGTTGCCGACTTTAGTCGTGGACGGAAGCGTGAAAGCAGGGCTGAACTTGTTAGAGCTCCAAGCATTGTACTGCTCTGTGAGGAAAAAAATCCTACCTGCACTAGACGTTCCAAGACTGTAAGTCCCAACGAGTTGGCCCACGATATGGTTTCCATCAAAATCTCGCCATGCAGGGGAACGTGACCATCTGCGGATAAGACGATTGGCGGAATCATCATAAGACTGAACAAAAACATTTCGGGTTTGCTTTGGTAGTACAGAACCTTCTTTTTTGAAAAATGGGTTACTGCCATTTACATAAACATCTGCGTTTTTGTCTTCCGGGTCAAACATCTCATAAATAGACGGGAGAAAAACACTGCGAGAAAGCGTTCTGATTTCCGTAGTGCTACCACCTACCGTGTAATAGAAAGAAGTAAGCCCCATTGCGGACTTGACGGTATCGCTAAATCTGTTTGCGTAATCTCCCTTCAACAGCCTGTCGATGGAGCTTCCGTCGTATATATTGACGTGCGTCTGGTTCCACACTGTTTCAGGAAGAGGTTCTTTTCTGATAAGAAGTGTTCTTCCGGGACCATTTAATCCAGGCTCATACTCATGTTTTGCAACAACAAACTCTACATCCGCACCACTTTCTTGAATGTAGACAGACGATCCTTCTGGCATATCCGACAAAGACGGAGCCTGACTGATAACGTTACACTTTGCAGATACGGAAGATACGAAGGCTGTGACTACGGCATCTCCACTGGAAACAAAAGAAATGTCGCAAGCAGAAACGCCGCCTTTATTGGAAACGACGGAAATGGAAACAACGCCGGGAGGAGATGCTTCCCATCCGATTGCTGGGGAATCCTCTGAGGAAGGAACAAGCGTTGCGGTTAAACGAACAGTTTCTCCAGGAGCCACAAAAACGGAGCCCTTGTCAAGTCTAAGGGCACTCGCGCTTTCCACCATATATCCTTCCATCGTCCCTTTAAAACAGCCATTAAAGGTATACTTGGCATCCGTAACGAGAACATTCGATGCATATCCAAACTGATGGTTTGCTCTAACAAAAGACAGTGCATCAATATGAGGGCTTGCACGAAATTCCAAGTTTACCTTTCTTCTGTTAGAAAGAAGTGCGTATGTTTCGGTCAACGCATTTTTTGCGCTAGAAGATACAGATTTCGATACAAGCGGATTATTGATGCTTTGGGTCGCTCCATTCCCACTAGCTCCGGCTGGATAAAAAACGGATTCGCCGCCAACCTTGCACGATACGTTTTTTATTTTTGTCGAAAACGTTATTTCTGGGTATTTAAAGCTATTCAAAAGCGATATTTCCTCGATACCAGACCTCGTGACTGGAACAAGAGGGACACGTTCAATGTGAATGACCCCATCTCTGGATTGGTAAAGAGCCATCCCGGCTGCGTTTGCAGCAAGCTGAAGAATGTCTGCGTTTTTATAAGAAGAAGCATCGGAGGAAATGTCGCAAGAATAGTTTTTTAATTCTTCCGAAATTTCGTAAGATATTCCGGAAACATCCAGAAGTTCCAACGCATCAAAGCACATCTGATAAAGGGTTCCGCTCGTGTGCCCGGTATAGATGGAATCTTGGAGGAAAGACAAAGCGTCCCTGGCATCAAACGACGCCGTTATGCCATTTGCTGGAATTGTCCACCCAGAAAGAAAAAACTTCCCTCCATCAATCCATTCGACAGCATCTCCAATGTCCATGCCGTACTGAACTGAAATCTCCTGACGTTCATAAAGATACCGATAAAGTCCACCTGGATTTACCGGGTTCCAGCGTTGTTCGGAGTTATCAACAGAAAACGAAACGGAATCTTTGGAAAGCTGCCCAGAAATCGGGTCGCGCTTTGATTCGTGCGTATAAGAAAGCAAATCCGCTTTGCTAAATTGGACACGCAAACCAAATTCAACTTGCTCCACTCTGGCTCTGCGGCCCTGGATGCACCATTCTAAAATTTCCAAACTGATTGAATCATATCCGGAAACCTCAAAATCTACAGAGGATTCAACAGACTGGTTGTCGTCAACTTGTTTTGTTGCAACAAGCTCGCTGCCGTTATAGACCGTCAATTTAAAAGATTTTGCATATTCATTTAAAGCGGACGACCACACGATTGTAATTCCTGGAATTCTTTCAGTGTGTGTTTTGCTGAAAGAGAAAGTAATAATCGGATGGTTTGTGTCAGAAACACAATCCATGCTTAAATACCCAGCGTTCTCGTAGGGCTCTGAACCTGGGACCAAAAGTTTGCTCCCGTCAAGGACCCACAAATTAGGTTCTCCGGTGGCATAATTGGCCAAAGAAGCAGAATCAAGATCTGTGACAGACAACGTGTTGCTGAATAAAGCCTGGTTAGAAGAGCTGGCAATAGCGTCTGCTTGGGCCTTATCGTCAGAGACGTGGTAAGTGATGCGAACAAACATCTCCGGAACAAGTGTTTTTTCGTATTGCTCAAGCCACTTGTCGGAAGGCAGAAAGCCCATGAATAATCACCTCTCTTAAACTTCAACGAGGCTAAGGGCCGCTCCGACCCATCCCATAACGTTTCCGTTGGACGGGGAACGCCTCCACATTCCAGCGGTTCTATCGGAAACATACATTTGTCTTGTCGTGTAGCTTGCAGTTGCTTGGTTATAAAACCGAACAGTGCAGTAAAAGTTTGTGGTGAACGGCCCGATGATGTCCGCCCACTGTCTTGCGGTAAGATAATTCCATTTTAGGGAAATCTTCGCAACATCGTGCCGCACCACAGACCCAACGACTTTGCCTTGTACGTTTCGTCCGGAATCGACTATAGTGCTTGTTGTAGCGTCGTAGGAGGAAGGCTCAGGCAGCTCTCTGCCATTTACTGTGACGAGAGATTGCATAAAACGTAAACCTCCTTAGTAGCTGTAAACTTCGTCTCCCATAATCTGAAACCCACGCTCCGATTGCCGCTTTTCCACGGACGCAGTGATTTGCTTTCCGTCAAGGTAAATCTTGAGCTCTTTCCCTCCGGTAAGCTCGTCTCCGTACCGCTGGAAGATGTCAAGGAATGCGTTATAGCAACCGTCGTGGACTGCGCTGCGGAGCTCTGCGGAGCTTGCTCCGCTATTGGAAGAACTTGGATAATAGCTCCCAACAGATGTGCTAGAGCCGTTAGCAGAATCATAATCGCTCGTGCCAGGGTAGCTCGAGTAGTTATTGTCTACGGATGGGCTGGAGCTTGTTCCGTACTTTCCAACAAGCGTTCCGACAATTCCTGCGATGGCGGCTGCAATTGCAACGCCGCCAGCAATCATGATGACGCCGGTTGGAATGCCAAGAGAGGTCAAAACGCTGCCGATCGTCTGCAAGATGCCCATAAAAGCAGCTCCAATTTGACCGATAAGCCCGGCAATGCCAGCGATGATAGATGGGAACTGGCTCAAAACGCCAGAAGAAAGGCCAATACTGATTGCCCTGCCGGATGCTGAGATCGGCCCGATCAAAGCGGAAAAAGACGTTGCAATCTTGCTACCGAGACCGACGACCTGCGTGGAGATTTCGCCAAACTTGGATGTGATTCCATCCAAAATGTTCTTTCCGACAAGTTTTGCAGAAGAAAACGCTTTGGAACCAACGGTCTTAAGAGCACTGGTAAGATTGGAAACCAAGTCGGAAGCGTAAGACTTGACCTGTTTTCGGTTTTCCTCCCCCATTGCCTTCCAGATAATGGCTGCTGTGTTTTCGGCGACGGTTTGGATATCGCCTTTCTTGACCGCATCGATCATGCCCTTAATCGTGCCAATGAAGTCGCTCTTAAGACCGTTGTCGATTTCATTCCACTTTGCGTCAAACGTATTGACCATGTTATCAACAAAGCCATTTGCAACGTCTGCGCCATAGTCAATCATCTCGTTGCCCTTTTTCTGAGCAACGTTTGCCAGATTGGTCATAGCTTGTTCAACGTAAGGAAGTGCCGCAGTGATACCGTTTGCAAGGCCTTGATCTACATAAACGCCGATTTGGTGAAACACTTGCGAAGGAGAATGAATTTCAAGCGCATCTTTAAAGCCATTGACAAAACCATCAGTGAAGCTTTTAATACCATTTGTAACGGTACTCCATGCATCTTTTAGGCCGTTGATTAGGCCATCCCAGATGAATTTGCCAAGCTTTCTCAATTCGTCAGGAAGCTTTTTGAACTCACCGACAATAGACGAAATGATTTTTGGAACTTCAATAACAACGAAAGCTATCATGCGCTCCCGCCATTTAGAAATAACGTCAAGAGCTTTGAGAATTGCAGTCCAAATATTTCCCGGCAGTTCTTCAAAAAACTTAACAACAGACGAAACGATTTTTGGAACTTCGGTTGTTACAGTAACGACCATGTTTCCAACCCACTCCCCGATTTTGCCGACGGCAAATCCAAGGGCATGGCCGATTTTTTCAGGAAGAGAGCTGAACCACTCGCCAATGCTATTTATGACATCTCCAACCTTTCCGGGAAGAGAAGTCATAAAATCAATGGCCGCATTCCACTTGGTAACGATAATTTGCTTGATGGCTTCAATGCGCTGCTCAAAAACATTTTCGACATAATGCATTTTAATGTCGGCTTCTGCAGCAGCATCTGTTTTTTCACCGCTCTCTTTAGCGCCCCATTTGATACCAGCCCAGTGAAGAACAAGGCCAATACCGACACCAGCAGCGGCAACGGCTCCAGCAACAGGAAGGCTTGCGCCAACAAGCAATGCAACGCCAGCACCAGCAACACCGCCAAAAATTCCCATCAAAGCAGCAATGATGGTGTCAAGAACCGGAAATTCTTTCAGCTTTTCGCCAAGAGAGAATGTAATTCCAGCAAAGGTAATAAGACCTGCAAGACCGATAGAAAGCGTTGCGGCTGTGCCAGTGGCTACCCCAAGATTGGTAAGTAGTGTGATACCAGTAATAGAGCCGAATGCCGTTGTTAAAGCAGCCTGAATCCATGTGCTTGCATCGCCAAGATTGGCTTCGCCGGTACCAAGCGCATAAGTAAGACCTGCAAGGCTTGCCACAAAAGCGATACCCATGCCAAGCGTAATGCCGTCCGCGCCCATTGTGCGCCAAAGAACAAAAGAACCAAACGCAGCAGACACCACTTCACCTAAAAGCTCAAGAGGGTTTCCAGTAGAAGCGTAACCTTTGGCAAAGCTAAATACCAACGAAGCTTCAATAACAACAGTCGCAATTGAAAGAGCCAGCTTTTGCAAGTCAGTCATTTTGGATATTGCGGTCGCAACATCTGTCAAAAAATCAACAATTTTCCACAATGCAAGCGCAGCAGTGACAGCGCCGATGATGGGGAGCATATCCTTGATTTTCTGCTTGATAGCATCAATCTGCTTTGCAAACTCTTCGTTGTACTGCTTGAACATATCGTAGCCGGACAGGTCTACATCGCCCAAGATGTTGCCGGCAGATGCACCGCCGCCAGAGCCGGAGCTTCCTTGTGTTGGGTCAATGATGTTCAGTTCATCAAAACCCATCGTGTAGTCCTTGAGAGCTTTGGCGGCTTTCTTTGTCGAATCGGTTGTGTCATCCATTGCGTCACCGATGCCGCCAACGCTGCCAGCACTCTTAGTGAAATCGGTGAACACGACCTTCACGCCCATCAGCTTTGCCACCCACTGAACGAACTCCCGAATGAGCTGAACGGCGGCAATCAGCGGGGGAAGAATAGATTTCATGGCAGGGTAGAGCAAAGAGCCAACAGACTTCGCCAGCATATCCAATTGCGCTTTCAGAATCTTAATCTGGTTCGCAGGGCTCTGGATGGTCTGTGCAAGGTTGCCCTGCACGTTGGCAGTCTGCTTCATAATGGCAATGTAACGCAAAACTGCCTTATCCGCCTGAGACAGACTAGATACCTGTTTGTTAAAGCCCAAAGCAAGAAGCTCTTGCTGTAACCGCGCCTGAGACAGGTCGATGCCCAAACGGCGAATAGGCTCAATCTCACCAGAGATTGCGGAGGACATTGCAGTAAAGGTCTCTGCAACGTCCTTGTTCCAATAGGAGCCTTCGTCATAGGCAAGCTGAGTCAGGTTCTTGGATAAGATATACGCTTTATCGCTGGTCAGACCAAACGAAGTGCCCAAGCTCTGGATGGTAGCCATGTAGGTCATCGCTTTGGTCGGATCAACGCCAAGCAAACCCTGCATCTTGCCAATGAGCGTATCAGCTTCACCGCTCAAATTGCCCATAGCATTATGGAACAGGTCTGTTGCTTCGTAGAAATCATTAAACTTCGCAACAGCGTTGCCAAGATACTCAGCGATAGCTTTCAACGAAACCAGCTTTGCCATGTTCCGTATAAAGCCGTTCATCTGATTGGACAGGCTGAGATAGCTCTTGCACTGCTTTTCGTTGGCAGCAGTCACACGGTTTGCCTGTGTGACCACCTTGCTCAACTGCGGCGGGAGCTTCGAAAAAGCGTTGCCCACCTTGTCAAGCTGAGATACAAGAGGAGTAAGGGCGGCAGAAATCTTCTGGCAAGAGCTTGCAAAAGAATCAAGGTCAGTCGCTTTCAGCTTGTCGGTCAGGTCAGGGACCTTTCCGATCGCATTGAAAGCACTGCCAAGAGCTTTAAGGTTCGATGCATCCAGAATGGACAGCGGAGCCAAAGCGCTAGTGAGCTGAGTAATGCTTCCAGACATGGAGTAAAAGTCCACGCCGTTCAAACCAGACACAGCCGCTGGAATCTTCTTGATTGCATTCACGACCGTGTTGATGCTTTTTGCGCTTGCGGTCGGGTTTACGTTGGAAAGTCCATTCAGAAAGCTGGTGATTTTGTCCAGCCCGGACATTCCAGCCGATGCCTGTTTAAGCGTTGCAATGGAACCAGCCAGCTTATCAAGGCTATTTACAACCTTTGTGACGTTGCCTTTCGTCCGCAAATTAGAAATGGCGGTAGCGAGCTTGTCGATATTAAGCTCTGCGCCTTGCGATTCCGCAGAAATCTCTACGGATAAGCTCGTAATATCAACATCAGCCATCACTACCACCATCACTTTCCATCATAGAGAACATCATTCTCTTGATTCGCTCCTGCGCCTCAACTGCGCGTTGGTATTCATACTCGTCTTTCTCCTTTTGGGTAAGGGGAATCGGTCTATCCATGTACTTGATGGGGCTAGACCCTTTCTTTCGGAACATATTGCCAACCGTAGAGGAAAGCGCAGATGCCATGTAAAAGCCATTTCTCCATGCTTCTGCATTGGCTCTGCGCTCCCGCAGCTCCTCTGCGTCACGGTAGACCTTCGCCAGCCAGACATCGCCGTGCCAGAACTGGTCATAGGTCATGCCGATGGAAATGTAATAGGCTTCTACATCATGGAACAGCTTGGAGAAGGAGAACGGTTCTCCCTCTCCGTCTGTTTCCTGAGATTGTGCAGTTACACAATCTCCCACGTTGCGTTTTTTGCGGTCTTGTCCTCAGTGTCAGTTGCCAGCAGAGACTTGGAAGCGTCCATAAACATCTCAAGCAGAACGCCCATCAGGTCTTCCTTATCCTCGATGTGCTGGAACATTTCGTCCACGACCTTGCGCTTGATGCCCTTGTTCCGTGCGATGAAAGCGCCGTAAAACAGGGCACGAGAGTTAGACAGCAGATTGGTCATCTGGGTGTACTGGCCAATCTGAAAGCCTGCGCGTTCGGTGGCTTCCACGCTGTCACGAGTAAAGGTCAGCTCATAAGTGTTCTTGCCATCGGGGGAATGAAAGCTGATAACCTTAGCAGCCATAATAAATGCTCTCCTTTATAAATAGGGGCAGAACCAAATCCGTTGTTCAGTTCTGCCCGGTTTGATTGATTCGATTTTTTCGGTTTAGCCGCCAGTAACAGTCAGGGTCTCGCTAAACTCAGGCTTCTTGGTGAAGATGCAGTTGATGGTCATTTCCACAACCTCGTCCACGCCAAAGCCAGACAGACCAACCTGATGCATACCCTGCCAAGTGAAGCCGGAGCCGTCCTGCATTTTCAGGGCATAGTACTTCACGGCATTGCTCTCGGAAGTCTCATCATAGCCAGCTGCCTTGACTTTCGTATAGTCAGCCTTGTTGTAGTTGGCAGTGAAAGATTTGGTATCGCTCTGGATAATGCCAAAGATGTTGACCTGCATGGGGTCAGACAAGGTGGTGGCATCCAGAAGGTTAGGCTCGGAGATCAGGTCGGGCACATCCTTGATGTCGCACAGCTTCGTCAGAGCGGTTGCGCTGTCGCCACAATACAAGGTGGTATTCAGACCGGAGATAGCAGTACTCATAGAATGTTTACCTCCTTAGTTTCGGTAAATCATTCCGTCCTCTCCGATTGTTGCCCCGTAGCTGCAATCAATCCGATAGACGGAATTGTTGTACAGCCCATTCAACGGGGCAAACGATTTGCGATAAAATTTAAGCGGTTCAAGAACAGAATCCACGATGCCAACAATGGAGCGTGCTTCTGCAATGCGCCCGGTGTTCTTATTGGAGTAGACCCGCACACGAAGGGAAACGGCAGCGTACTTGCTGTGTCCAGCAGAATCAATGTGCACAGGAAGGTTGCTGTTTTCCTCTATCTGCACACACGGAAACTTCTTAACGTTGCTGTCGTTGATTTCACCAGTAACGAAGATGCCGGGCGCTTGCTTTCGCAGCTCCTTAGCAACAGCCGTGAAGATAGAATTGAAATAATCGATCAACTATTCCAAACCTCCCTCCACGTTGCTTCGACCTGAGAAGCCATTTCCTCAACAGCCCCCCACATAGCCATAGCTGGCTCGTTGCCGTCGGTGTAATTCAACTGACCTTTGCCGTCCACTTCCTTAACAGGAGTGCCAGCATTGCCAGATTCACCGTAGTAGTACCAGCGCTTGTGCTGTCCGTTGCCTTTTCCGTATGTTCCGTGTTCACCAACGCCGTCAGGAAGTTCACCGCCATAAGCAGAGTGCATAACGCCAGTGCCAAACTCGATGAACGCAACTGCCTTTCCGTGCGCTACGATTGCAAAGCCATTTGGCGTTTGTACCGGGTCGTGCTCAACTGTTACGTCATTGTCGCCAGCATACTGTGCGTTAGCAAACCGTACAGTCGCAACGTCAATGCCTTTTTGCGCTAGCGCCTTTGCAAATTCCTGCGCCTTTTTGTTCAGGGTGGTCTTGTACTCCTGTATCTGACGTTCCGCATCACGAAGTCCGGCATCGCTCAACCTCACTTTAATTTTCACTTGCAGCCACCTCTTTCAGCGCATACAGCGTATCCGTGATATGCTCTGCGACCTTGACCACAGTGTAATTGAATGGCTTTGAAACGTCTGTCTGAAACCAGACGTGCGTACCTTCATAAAGCGGTGTGTTGCGCTTTTTGCTGGACGAACTAACAACGTAGCTGTAATCCGTGAACGCTCCAAAAGGGTTTGCTTCCGCAGAACCAGTAGGAGGACTGACATTCAGCATCAGCTTTGCGGGTTCGCTCCACGATTCGTATGCGGATTCGCCAGTCTCGTTTCCCCACTCGTCCACAACAGGCGTTTTTTCGCCAACAGGGTTCGAATACCACAGCGGGCGTTTATCCAGCGGGCTTCCATTGAACATCAGCCGATAACACCTACTCTCGGAACCACTTCATTTAGCAGGGATTGTGCCACATCGGAGCTTTCCCACACACGAGTAATGCCGTTGTTGGTGTAGCTCGTCTGTCCGTTTGCGCCGATGTGGTTATACAGTTCCGCTGCAATGCGTATCTGCAACGACTGATACTGCAAGGGCAGCTCGTCCGGTCTGTTGCCGAAGGGGTAGCCCTGTGCAAATATCTTGTCTTTGGCGAAATCAAGCAGCAGGTCGAAGAGTGGGTAGTCCTCGTCCGTGATTTCACGGTCAAGCGCAGGGGAGATGTACTGCCCCAGTTTGACTGCCACTTCGGAATACTGATCTCCCATGCTGCTTTCCTCCTTTCGCCTTAGTAAGCCTTGATGCAGTACACAGCGTCCATGCGCTCAAAGGACGGCAGGACGATTTCAGAAGCATAGACGTTGGCGTTGACCGGATGAATGGTCAGCTCAGTAGTAATGGCAACGCCAGTGTTCACGATGGACACGGATGCGCCGGACTGACCAGACAGCAGGTCTGCTTCCTCAGGGGTAGTGCCGTACCAAGTGCTGCCCAGAGCGCCGGAAGGAGCAACGACCACCATGCCATCGGGCAGGTACTTTTCGCTTGCACTGTACTGGTCTGCCTTGAACATCTTGTCATACAGATGGATGGTCAGCCCAGTTGCGGACTCGATAATCTGCCGTGCTTCGGCATCCAGCAGAACAGCGTTTGCCTTTGCGGTGACGGTCATGAACCGATTCTTCACCTCGTCCGCAGCAATCATGTTGCGGAAGGTGGCGGTGTTCATGTACACTTCGGTCACGACCTCGCCAACGCTTGCCAGAACAGCATCCTTTGCGGCGTTCAGGTCAGCAATGGGGGTGGCGGTGGCAACGTTCCACTTGGACTTTGCGACAGAGACTTCCTTGTAGTTGGTGGACTTCCAAGTGCCGTCCGGGTCGTAATTGTAGGTGTAGTTCACGCCGTTTGCCTTGATGGTGATGCCGGGAATGCCATTGGCAGGAGCCAGCAGCTGCCAAATCATGCGCTCAGGAACGATACGAGCGCCAGTGATAAGCTGTGCGGTGTCATCGTACAGACGGTTCATCACATCACGGGCATAGGGGTCGTTGCTGTCCAGAACACGCAGGATTTCCTGACGGTCTTTCTCGCCCAGATGGTAGCCCTCGCGGAAGAACGGCATCTCGGTCTCATCGAACTTGAAGCCCTCACGGGTGCGGAACGTAGCCTTTGCGTCAAATGCGCTGGGCATCAGGGAAACGCCAACGCCCTTGTGACCACGCAGCCACTTCAGGTCGAGACCGGCCTTCTTCTTGGCGGGAAACAGTGCATCAGATGCAAAGGGCATCGCATTGGTGGGGTCATTCGTCCAATAGGCGGCAATCGCAGCCGGGGCAAAGACTTCCTTAAGATTCAGTGCCATGTTGTTTTACCTCCTATTAAGCGTTCACGCTGATGTTGTCACGGCAGAAGATGCCAGGAATGGCAGTCTTGAGCGCAGTAATCGTATCAGAATCATAGGTGAAGCCAGAGCTTGCGGTAGCCTTTTTGGTGTCGATAACGCCACGAATCAGCAGGGAAGCATTGGGGTTCTCTGCCGGGTCAACGTCATACAACAGAATGCCGTCTGCGGTGGCAGAAGTTGCCTTCTTGCCAGCCAGCGTCATGGGATAGCCAGCCTTAACCGCAGCAGCTTCGGTCACGGTAAAGGGGATGGCGGTGTAGTCATTGGAAGCAAGGATGGTATCGTTGATTCCGTTGACCGTGTTTCGGGTAAACTTCATGTTTTCCTCCTTGTTAATGGAAAGCACTCATTGCGTCACTCGATGCCTTAGAAACATTTGCGTTCTGCTGTGCAAGGCTCTTAGCAAATGCCACGCCTTCGCTGTCAGAGCCGCCCTTGCCATCCGCACCCGGAGGTGTGGGCATATCCTTCAGCAGGGAAGCCTTGTAAGCGGTGTCGTGGGCGGTCATAAATTCCGACTGGAACTTAAACACCTTGTCCATGTCACCGTCAGCCAGTGCAGACGCAGCCTTATTAGCAAGTTCAGCGTCATAACCCTGTGCAACGAACTTCTCACGGTAAGATGCAAGGGTCTTTTCCTTGACGAGGTTTTCCTTGTCGGCAGTCAGGGCTTCAATCTGTTTCTGCATCTCTGCCAGCTTGTCAGCCTGTTCCTGCGCGGCGTTCTCGTCATCGGTACGCTTTGCCTTGAGCTGCTTCTTGTATTCAGCAGCTTCGCCATTGGCTTTTGTCACGGCGTTGCGTAGCTTCTCAACCTCTGCGTTAGGGTCTGCAACCTTTTCAAGCGCAGAGATGATTTCATCGGCGGTCATACCCTCTTTGTAGGCATCACCAAGCAACACATTGAGTTTCATATCGTTAATTTCCTCCTGCGTTTTTTTACCGTTGCTTCCCTGCAACGCTGCGAAATTTGTATCCCGGCTTCCCTGCCGGAATATATCAGCCCGCTTATGCGGATTGATTTTTAGTTGATTAGTTCCCCTGCGCCGTTGTAAACCAGTTCCTGCTTCGCAACATCAGGAGCGGCGAAAACGGTCGGAACAAGATAGGCCGGAACGCCATACAACTTTGCAGCATCAACTTCTACAGTACAGCCGTTATACCGAAAGGCGTTATCGCCGCAAATGCCGATAAAATAATCAGCCTGTGCGAGAAGTTCAATGCTTTTGCCAAGATACCAAAGCCCTTCGGTTTTACACTTAGGTGGATTATCCTCGATATAGGTAGGGATAACCTCAAGGCTTTCACCGTACACTGCTTCGGCAATCTTGTGCAAACGGTCAAACGTCATCCGAATATTTTCTTCCGACCGATTCTTCATCGGGCAGGAAATAAACAGCTTCTTCATTTTTGCTCTTCTTCCTTTGCATTAGTCTGTTCGCCAACCATTTTGCCGTTGTTGGCAATATGGTCTGTCGGCTGTTCCTGCGGCTTCGGTGCTTTCCCGTCCTCGCCCAACTTGCCAGCGGCAATCAGGAAGGGCTTGCTCATTTCATAAGCAGCCTGTGGGTCAGGGAACAGACCGGGCGTAGTGAACGCCAGCTGCGGGTCAATGCTCTGACTGAGCATCTGCGCGAAAATCTGAACCTTGCTCTGCTGGTTATCGTACTGACGGCGTGGCAGTTTGATGTTGATGTCACTTGCCATCAACTTAGAACCAGCCGTGTCACGCAGGATTTTGAGCATCACAGACAGGCTTTGGCGTTCAGCGTACTTGAACATATTCTCGTACTGCTGTGCCCTTGCTTCGGTGTGATTCCAGCCGTTGCGGACGATGACCGCGCCCACGTTGTCGGACGTTGCGTTCTCGCTACCAGTGGCACTAGGCATGGCAGTCAGACTGCGGTACACGTTCAACATGGAATCAAGCAAGGTCTGGCTCTGCTGCTGGTCAAGCTCGTTTGCAATCTGAGAAACAGAAGCGGGCAGACCAGCGGTGGATTTCAGGCACATTGCGCCAAGTTCTTTTACTTGGTCGAGAGCATCCTTGTCCACAAGGCAGTTGGTGAAAACCATGATGGACTGGATGAACTGCGCCACACCGTCCAAACGGTTGCTTTCAAGGTCGTTGATGGCATCCAACACAGGGATTGCCGGTTCAAACAAACCCATTCGCTCCGGGTTCAGCTTGTATTCGACCATCGGCAACATCCCAAGAGAATGGTTCTCCGACTTTGTAATTTTGCCGTTGTCGATTTCAAAGTACTGGTTTGGCGTATACACGCAAATCAAGTCGTTCAGGTCATTCTGATAATTGCGCGGGATGTGTAGCACGTTGGCGATGGGCTTGTGACCAATGCCGGAGTTGTAAATCACATACGCCATATCCGGGTCAGGAACATCCACCAGCAGGGGCGTTTCGTCCGGGTAGTTGCCGTTGTACCCCTTGTCAGGGAGAACAATGCGATATCCCTGTCCGCACTCCAACATCCACTGCCAGAGCCGCCGATCAAGCGCATCCTTGCCCTCATACTGCAAGGCATTGGACAGGCGGGCAATTTCCTCACCGTCACCAGTTGCCGTTTCAGACCGCACATAAGAGCAGGGAGTGCCGCTCATGTACCCTGTGTAGAAGCCCACGCACTCGTTGGCATGGTTCTCTACAATGCGGTTGGTGATTTCAGCGTGGTATTCTTTCGTGCGATGGAGGACAGGCTGACTGCCCAAGTAGTAGTTGTGCAGAAAGCGAATCTCGTTCTTGTTCAGCAGATGAATAGGCTCTGCCTTGCCCATGACCACTTTCAGCACGTTCGCCCGATTGATTTCCGTCTCCGGCGTTTCAATCGGTCTACGTCCGGTCAGCGGATTATTCAAAAAGCCGTCAACGACTATCTGATACTCAGCCATGCGTTCCTCCTTTCCGGCAAAATAAAAAGCGCAGCAAGACAAACCTGTTAAGGTCTATCTCACTGCGCTTACAACTGCGCTTCAAAAGCTATTCAGTTTTTAAATTTTGGTACGGAGACCCATGTATCTTTTGGAAGGTTGGAATCTCCAATTGTAATCCAATGGCAAAGAGGGCACAGAAGGGAGAACTTACCTTCCACTTCGCCAAGATAACGCCCACAATCGCAAGGATTGCCGTTTGCGTCTTTTCGAGGACGCTTGCATCTGACTTTTGCTACCATCTGTGCTCCTTTCGTTGGATTTCTGGAAACAGGCTGTTGAGCACAGACCTGTCAGAAGCTACTGGGAAACTGTTCGCACTTCCAGCCGTGCTATTCTTCGCCCGAAGAAAACCATTGCAGCCTTTACATTCAGTTGTCGGACAGACGTAAAACGGGTAAGCTGCAATTTTGGTGCTGCATAATGGATTTGAACCAATGTATGTCCGGTTATGAGCCGGATGCTCTAGCCTGACTGAGCTAATGCAACATAGAAACCCGGCTTGATTGGTTAACCGCTGCTCTTTGCAATGTCATGCCTAAACATCACATTGAGAGCCGGGAATAGCGGTGGAGGTTTTGGAGAATAAGTCCATGCAAAGCTAGGTGGTTGGTTGTGCTGCGTAACGGAATCGAACCGTTGCTTGCCAGCCATGGGGGAGACAGGCTGGCATTCCCCAATCAATCGGAAACGCAACATATAAAGTCCGGTGAAGGCGAAAGAGTGAGAAAACCTCCACCGGTGAAAGGAGGAATATGCTTGTTGACACGCACACGAGTAAAATGACAAAACCCCGCGTGCAAGCTATTCCTTTAAGGGAAGCTGCAAAACTTCCTGCGTACATTATAAGCCTTGTCAAGTGGTGAAATCAAATAAATAGACCCAGCGAACACAATATATTGTGTTTTTAATCAAAAAGGCCTCTTGACAGGCTCGATTTTACTGATTCCGTTGTACAGTTCATCGGCAAGCTGAGCCAAACTATCCGGTGCATCATCGTGCGGAACTTTGCCAAGCTGCGTGAACATCGTCACCTGTTCCATGAATGCCTTGTACTCTTTCGACTGGTGCTTCTCGTCAAGGAAATAGAACCGTTTGATGTCTGGAGCATACTGGATGATTCTTGACAGTTTGCTTTGTCCGCTTGGCGCACGCTGGCTACGGACAGAGCAGTGATACCCCTGCTGCCGAAGCTGACTGTCTACCACGTCACAATATTCGTCACCACCGTTGTTGGCTTCGCCACGCACTACGTTGATTTTGCGCTGGATGATTTTGCCCACGACTTCCGGTCTGGTCACGGTCTTATCGCCATTGTTGAACACAAGGTCAGGGATGAACACAGCATCTCCGTACACATAAGCGATAGGGCAGGCGGTAAAGTCACCGCCGCCCCATGCAATATCCATGACCATAAGCTTGCGATCAGGCTCACCGTCAGGCAGAACGCCGTTGAAATACCGCAGTTCATCGGCAGGGAACAGCAGACCTTCACGCACATAGGGCTTGCCCATATACTTTGCCCACCATGTTGCATCGTCAATGCTGGCTTTCATATCAGCATAGTAGGCATCGTCAAAGCCGACGCCATAGTCATAATTGAAGTTGCTGTGTCCGTTCTCATCCACCGCAGGAATCACCCGGAATCTGTACTTCGGGTTGTCTGCATACTGGTTCTGGATGCGCCCCAGAGGGTCAAGCACGTTCCAGCGTGTACCGACCATCAGTTCTAATGCACCCTGCTTTTTACGGTCTTTCAGCTGGTTCAGGTAGGCATCGTACTTGTTGTTCAGACGCTCAACGTTCAGGCTTTCCTCTAAGTCCTCAATCAAGTCATCACTGTACAGAACGCCGCCCTCACCGATTTCAACAGCACCAGTCAACGTGCCGCCAATAGAGCGGCAGGTCAGAGTGGGGAAGCGCTTCTTTCGGTTCAGGTCAACGCTTTCGTCTTTTGCACTCTTATCCACAAGCTGAACGTCAGGGAAGATTTTGCCCCAGTTGTAGGTCACAGGGTCAGTGATGATGGACAGCACTTCGCCGTAGAAGCCATTGGTCAGCTTGTCGGAGTGTCCGCTCATAACCGATGCAACGTCAGGGCGGTTGCCCATCAGCCATGTGATGAAAAAAATACATAGAGTCGATTTTCCAACGCGAGCAGGTAGACTAACTCCCAAGAAGTCAATCCGCTTATAAAACAAGTCCTCTAGGTCATCTGCCAGCACTTTCAAAACCCTGCGTCTAGGCTGGTAGAACTTCTTCTCCGGCGCACGATTCCATTCAAGATAGATGCAATAGCTATCGAACACATCCTTTGCTTCAAACAGGTACGTCCGACCGATAATGTCATAGAGCTTCGCCACGTCCTCGCCTGTTTTCATCTTGCCCATCATGGCTGCACAGACAGAGCGCAACTCACCAGAGTATTTGTAGGCATCGAACCGCTTGTCCTGTGGCTGGGCGTCTCTCAGGTTCACCACCGCCTGAAACCAATCCTCATAGACCTGTGCTTCGGTCGGATTCTGTTTTGCATACGCTTTGATGCTGTCAATGATAGCGATACACTGTTTTGGCTGCATAAAAAAATAGGCACCCCCTACCTGAAAATGTAAAGAGTGCCTACAACTGCACAAAAATCAAATATTTGGTTTTATTCTCCAGCTTTGAAATTGTAAATCGGCTTAATATGCTTTACAATATCAACGGTTGGAGAGATTGCGTTGATAATTTCCTGCGCTGGCTTATATGCCATCGGGCATTCATCCAACGTGGATTCATCGGCTGACGTAGTATAAATTCCGTTCATCTGCTTTTGGTATTCCTCAACGCTGAATGCTTTTTTAGCCGCTGTTCTGCTATATAGTCTGCCAGCACCATGCGGAGCAGAGAAATTCCAATCAGGATTGCCCTTACCAACGCAGATAAGACTTCCGTCTCTCATATTAAGAGGAATAATCAGCTTCTCACCCTCTCTAGCGGATACAGAGCCTTTTCGGATAATATCATCCGATTCATCAATATAGTTATGAACAGTTTCAAAGAAGGACGCATGGGTCAGCATAGAATTGATTCCAACACCATCTAAAATGGTGTGCATAATTCTTGCTCTGTTCATCCTCGCAAAAGCCTGACAAATCCGCATATCATTAAGGTAAGAATCGCGTTCTTCACCTTCGAGATAGCAAAGCTCATTTGGAATATCAGGGAACCGAATAGCTAGCTCTTTGATTTTTTGCGAGATTTCCTGTTCACGACCCTGCGCTTTCAGTTCTGCAATCACGCGTTCCGTAGCGTCTTTTCTTTTGTTCTTTCCTTTAATATTTGAGATAGCTACGTTTTGATGATACTCTGCGATTTGTTTTCCAAGATTTCGGCTTCCAGTATGGATAACAAGGTACTGGTTTTTCTCTTCATCTTCGTCCAGCTCGATAAAATGATTACCGCCGCCCAAAGTACCCATGCTGCGAAGAATCCAGTCAACATTGTGCAAGCTGTCTTTGCAGTCAAGTTGGCTAAGGAAAGAATCCGACATTTTCTGCGATTCGTGAACATTCATTCCAGCCGGAACTCGTTCTCTGATTACTTTATCTAACTTTTTCGGGTCGATGTGTTCAATTCCAAGTTCAGCGACAAGCATTCCGCAGCCAATGTCTACGCCGACAATATTTGGAATGACTTTCTTGCCCAAGTTTGCCGTAAACCCAATTACGCACCCGGAACCAGCATGAACGTCTGGCATAATGCGAATTTTGCATCCGTCAACAAAGCTCTGATTACAGAGCGTCAGAATTTGCTCAGATGCCTTGTCTTCGATATTGTCTGTGAACACCTTTGCGGATGCATATTTTCCGTCAATCGTTTTCAATGAGTTCTCCTTTCCAATTCGGTTTTATAATGCTGTTTTAGAAATTTTCTTTATTGACTCGATTTTCAAACTCCTTCCGCTGCTTTGATGGCAGCACGAACTAATTTATATACGCAAAAATCTCTGTTCTCCCATGTAGACTTTCGGCATTCTTCTGCACATTGAATAATGTCCAAAAGGCTTCCTCCGTTCATCATTTGAGTCAAAACACGAATATCTTCTTCACTCCACCACTCTGGAACTTCCACAGCTTTGTTGTCCATGAGCTACTCCTTTCACTGGTTATATAAAGTAGGCTTTGGCTCTTCATCCCCAAGCATCAACTTGTAACGAAGATACTTTTCAATAATACTGTGTCTTTCTGCCAATGTGCCGTAAATAAAAACGAGAGCATCTTTAGCAGCATCGTATTCATTCGGGAAAATGACAAGTTCCTCGTTTACAAAGGTCACGGTGCAGTTTTCATAGCGACAGACTTCCAAGAACTGCTTGATTTCAAGGAATCCGCCAAAATCAAGCATAGACCGCAGCGTGATGCTACCATTCTTAACAATCAGTTCTTCTCCATGCATATTATCCAGCCTTTCTCTGTTCAGCAATCCGATACCATGTCTGGCGGGTCACACCAAGCTGCTTGGCAGCGTCATTCTTTGTATAATGTCGGCTCACGTTTGCCATCACAACCAATTTTCATAATGTAATCAAGATATTGTTTTACCATCGTGCTATCTTCGCAAATGCTGGCATACATAGCCAACTGGATATTCTGCCCTAAGTTTGATTCAGTTGGTTTAATGGTCAATCCTTCATTTTCAAAAATCAGAATGGAGTTTGCTAATTTGCATCCTTCAACAAAAGCAAACAATTCTTCGTATTTCACAAAATCAAAAATTGAACGCAGCTTTGTTGTTCCATCTTGAACAATCAAATTACCGCCATGAATATTTTCTAGCTTTTCAGTTAAATCCATCTTTTGTTTCTTACTCATATTGATGTTCCTCCAAAAGAATGGTATACTATGGTTGCACTATTCTTTTTCCTGTTTTGGTTGGTTTGGTGTACTCTTAGCGGTGGCTTGTGGTTGGGCTGCCGCTATTTTTATTTGCGTATCTTTCGACACGTTCATACCAAGTAGATTTTCCAATACCAAGCTGCTTGCAGCACTCTTTCACGGTAATTTCGCCTTTTTGCTGTTGTTTTAATAGGCTTTCAAACTGCTGCTCGTCAACTTGCTTTTCCTGTCTGCCGAAGCTACGGCCTGTTCTCGCCGACACTCTTTTGCCATCAACAATGGGCATGGCAGCTATACCCTCTGCCTGACGCTGCTTGGTTTTCTTGCGCTCCTGTTCAGCTACTGCGCCCAAAACCTCAATAAGGATGTTGTTTACCATTTCTAGCACCCATGTCTGGTCTTGGAAGTCAATAAGCGTGGTCGGAATGTCGAGAATGCGAACAATCACGCCTTTTTCTTTGAACCATTGAAGTTCTCGCTTCATTTCGTCTTTGTCACGCCCGAATCGGTCAAATTCCTTAACGATGACTTCATCCCCAGCCTTGACAGTCTCTTTCAATCGTTTATATTGCGGGCGATCAAAGCTGCTGCCTGTCATTTTATCACAAAATACATTCTCATCTGGGATGTCGAACCGATCTCGTGCGATTTTAAGCTGTCTTGCAAGGCTTTGCTCCTTACTAGACACTCTAGCTAAGAAGTAACGCATTTTTTTCACCCATCACTTGATGTCAAACCCATTTTCGACTTTTGTCTCACGAGGGACTACCATAATCTTGTATCCCATAACCCTTAGTGTTTCATCCAGTTTGTTGACACTAATGTTTTTGTGCCTTAGACGTTCATTCAAGGTTTTAAGCGGAATGTCAAGCATATCACTTAACTTCGCTTGGTTCAATTCCTTCAATTTCAAAATTTCCTTTATCGCTTCACTTGCCGTCATTTTTCTTCGCCATCCTTTCTTGATTCTATTATATCAAGATATTTCTGGATGTCAAGATATTTCTGGACTTTCTTTGCTTGCGCTTATATTATATATAAATATACTCTAGTATGTATTTATACATACTAGAGTAGTATAAGGATGTTTACTTAGTTAATCACAATCAGGTAGAAAATTTTCTATAATAAGGAGTAATTCTGCCAAACTTCATTTCCGTAAAACTTTGGGTCTTGACAAGCATATTTTCACGCTTTATACTTGTTTCAGCGAAAGCGAGGTGATAGGCTTGGCAAGACGAGCAGAAACCTCGGAACGTGATAAGCTGCGCATGATAAGCACTCGGCTCACAGAGAGCCAGATCGCAAGCATGGAGAGCAGCGCAAAGGCATTGGGCATCTCAAAGGTCGATGTTATCCGCATGGGTATCGAGTGGGTAGCATCCTACGTTGAGAACATCAAGGCATAAAAAAATAAGCTACCAGCGCCACCGTCCAAAGTTACGCTGATAGCTTATCCACATCACGAAACGAGAACCTGCAACCACCAAGGGGGCAGTCTCCCTTTTCGGAATCTATTATACCAAAAAGGGCTGCTCTCCGCAAGAGTTAGGAGCAAAAAAACATGAACTTTCCCACGAAAACCGAAGAATTTCTGAAAACCCTCGCACACGGCAAAGAGCCGACCAGCGAGGACAGGGAGTACGCAGAAGCGCTTGGTAAGCTGTCCGAACTGAACTACCGGGCAGGGTACGAAGCGGGAGCAGCCAATCAGAATGAAAAAATCTGATGCCAGCACTAGCGAACACAATATCTAGTGTATTTTTGATTGACATTCAGATATTTTGCAGTTACGCTTATTGCACAGCAAAACGAAAGGGGGTGAATGTGTATGAGCAGTCCTTACGCAGAGCGTTACGGTCACACCGTTACCATCAGCGTTACGGAGCGGCAGTTTGCAAGCTTGCAGGAATACTGCATCAAGAACCGGGTATCCATCTCTGCTGCTTTCCGTGAAGCGTTCTTCACGCTGCATCCGATGGATTCTACCAATGAAAACGAAAAATGATACGCTCGCTAAAGTTTGGCGACAGAAGCGAACGTATCATCACACACTCAGAGAGTATAGACCCTCTTTGGGTTATTATACCAGAGATGGCCTGCTCTCGCAAGATAGAAAGGTCAAATTTCTATGAATAATAATCTTGAAACCATCCGAATCTTCTCCGAAGATGTTATCCCCGTGTACGACACCGACACTGGCGAAAAGGTTGTGCTGGGTCGAGAACTGCACGAGCGGCTCAAAATCAAGACCGCATACAAAGACTGGATTAAGCGCATGATTGACATTGGTTTTGTCGAAGGAACGGACTTTTCAGTTTTGCTCAAAAATGAGCAAAACCCTCTTGGTGGCCGTCCTAGCGCAGACCATGTTCTTAGCCTTGACATGGCAAAGCACATTGCGATGATTCAGCGGACACCGCAGGGCATGGAGATTCGTCAAAAGCTGATTGACCTTGAGAAGAATGTGTCAGCCAACCAGTTCGCAGGGCTTTCTAAGGAACTGCAAGCAATCCTTGTGATTGACCAGCGCACCATGAAACAGGAGCAACGTATTTCCGCTCTTGAGAACACTATGACCATCGACTACAACCAGCAGCGTGTGTTGAAGCGTGTCGTGAACACGGTGGTCATCAACGCTCTTGGCGGCATGGACAGCCCGGCCTACAAGAGCCGTAGCGTCTCTCAGAAGCTGTTTATGGAATGCAACCGGGACATTCAGGACTGGTTCAACGTGAACAGTCGAAACAACGTGCCGAAGAAGCGGTTTGATGAAGCTGTCGAGTACATCAAGAAGTGGAGACCGTGTGCAAACTCCGTTATGTTGGTTCAGGTCACGAACGGTCAGACCCAGATGCCCATGTGAAAGGAGAACAACTATGCTTACCGCAGATAAGATTCAGGATATGAAGGAATACCTCAACTACGCTTTCGAGACCATGCTGAAACTCTGGCGCACCGTTGACTACAGCGAGTGCGTCCACGAGCCTGTTATCGCTTGTGACGGAAAGGTTGTCGATAGCGGTCAGCTTTCCTTTGAAGCGGACGAAAACGGCGAGATCGAGCCGGTTCTGCTCCGGGACAACAAGTGCATCATGCACGATGTTGAAGTATTGGATGCCCTTGCCCAATGTTGAGTACCATCCCTATCACGGTGAAATCGTGAAGTAAACAGCCAATAAGAAAAGCCAGTGGTTAGAGAACATCTAGCCGCTGGCTTTTTGTGTTATAGATTATTCTGCGAGGTCTGCGTATTTGACTTCAATGCGAGGGATTTCATCTTTTGTCATTGTCAATGCTCTTGTGACTTCAGTTGTCCCGGTAAATTCTCCGTAGATTGTAACAATGTCGTCTTGAAGAATCTTTACAGAGCCGCTCTCCCTTTTATCAACAGCATAGTATTCGTTTCCAAGGTACATATCATACCCATCTTCGTTATCCTGAACGCGCCATGCCTTGTCGCTGCTGAAAAGAGAAGCATCCATAATCTGCTGTACCTTTGCCTTGATTACAATTCTTGTTCCAGCGTACTTTTCCGGGTAGCGGCATAAATCTTTGTAGCCTACGGTTCCACAAGATGCTTTGTATTCTTCTTCCGTTTCAACATGGATAGGTTCACTCTCGGGCTGAGGTTCGCTCTCAACTTCGGGCTCAGACTGGCTTTCAGATACGGATTCACTTTTAGCTTGCTGCTCTGCGGATGCAGATTTTGCTTCTTCCGCTGCTTTGATAGATGCAGCTAAGGCTTCAGATGCTGCTTTTTCTTCGGAAGCCGCCGCGCGTTCTGCTTCCAGCTCCTTGTCATACGGAAGATTCATGCCAACAACAACTAGCACTAAGCACACAACTAAAGCAATCAAGTCTTTCTTCGCTGAATACTTTTCGTGCTTAACAATCGACTTCAGGAGATTCCAGATAATCTTTACGCTGTATGCTACAAAGGCCAGCGTACAGCCGATTCCAAAGTCTCTGCCATCTTTTTGATAGATTCCGTAGAATATACCAAAGCAAATATAACAAGCGATAGACCCGTACCAGAACTTACTGTTCCCTTTTCCTCTAAATGCATTGACGATACAACACACACTTAGAATAAATCCAGCAAGCAGCATGATTCCACTGAACGTTTGCATTTTTGATTCCACCTTTCCTTTGCCAGTATAACACATTCAATGGCTCCGTAAGGGGTCTTTTTGTATTTTTCGGAATTTTTGGAGACTTGCACAATCAGATGGGTTTCGTTTTGTGAAGGTAGGGTGGGTCTTGGCAAAGAAAGTGCCTTTTTTATTTTGGTCGGAGGAGACGGGACTCACCACCCCCACCCGGG